AGTTGGCGAAAATTACAAGCCGCACTTTTCGGATCCAGTTCATGTACCAGACGCCAAAACGACTCACGATCGCTTGCACCCGTGATGAGAGACCATTTTTCCACAGTTGAAACACGGCCACTTCCGCCCTCCCCAGGTCGATCCAGTGTGGCCCAAACTGTGTCACCATCCTTTGTCGCATAGTCCCAACCCTTCTCTGGTGTCCCCTTAGAAGGACTAACATTGGGGTGGTGACCTTCGACATCGAAAGCTCTAGCGTTTCTGATCCTTCTCTTCCTTCCAAAATCAACGAAGCAGTGCAGATGAATTCCTCCATCAGCGTGATTCTCTCTTCCAATGACACATTTCCCGAAAGTTGTGTCGAGATACTCTCCAACTCGTTCAGGTGAGAGTTCACCGCATTGGGGGTAGGTGAGCAAAACATAGCGAGAATGTACTTCGAAATGAGGCATGAGAAAAAAAGTCCCTGGGCAAACTAATGTTATAGCCCAGGGACGGGGACACCTCCCAACTATAAATACCCCGTTCCTCTCGCACTTCGGACACTCAAAATGTCCGAATTTAATTATTGCCTGGTGTGTCGTTTACACGGACCTTTCCCGTCTTGTCCAACAAACCTGTGCAAGTTTATTGACCTTCCCCCACCACCTATGAGCCAACGCAACCCCACAGGGTATCCACACCACCACAAAGACTGCAGGGTCTTACACTCCGTTCGCACCCACCCTTGCTTCCCACAAAACAACGATGCGCACACGAAGTTACAGAAGAAGTGGATTGAGGAGAACAAGGAGAACATACCCCCGCCGAACCTACAGCGTCAAGAGGCGTTCTCCCATCCGAAGAAGAAGTTATGGACGAAGGAGGACGAGCCGGAGGCCATCGAAGAAGATGATTCTGAATCTGACAGCGAAGAAGAAGAGGGACACAATGGCACCCAACATCGCCTACCCTCCCGTAGCGTCAACAGCAGCAGTCACAGGACTGGTAATACAAGCAAGCAGTGAACCCACCATGACACTCTGGTGTCCTAGTGCGCGGGAACTCCGCGCCATCTTTGAAAATGATAGGTCAACTGTTCCGTCTGGTCGCGAAGAGACTACGGTATATGCAGTGGGACTCAAGGAGAAGATTTCTATCCTGACCAACTCGGGTCAGCCATGGAGGTGGAGAAGAATTGTGTTCACAAACAAGGGACCCCTGCCACTCGGTGAGCAGTTTGAGGGTTCCAGGGTCTATTCAACCACAACGGATGTTACTGGTCGAGATACGTACTTTCGTACGCTTTCCCCACTTCCTGTCAACTCAATCACACCACTTGTGGAGTACCTCTTTAAGGGCCAAGGAGATGGAGGTTTAGGCATCCAAGATTGGACCGATATTATGACCGCTCCTGTGGATACTACCCGCATCAAAACAATGCATGACCACGTCACGCGTATTCAGTCTGGCAACGCCAATGGTGTCATGAAAACTTACAGCAAATGGCACCCTGTTCGAAAGAATATTGTTTATGCAGACGAAGAAATTGGGAACCAGATGTTATCGTCTTTTTTTAGCACAAACTCTAGACCAGGTGTTGGGGATATTTATGTTATGGACATATTCACGTCTTTGAGCAATGCAGCCTCTGATCAACTTTCATTTACACCAACAGCTAGTTGGTATTGGCATGAAAAATAGGAGTAGTTATCTCAATGAAAGTACAGTTTAAGTTCATCCACTCAATGTCAGAGTTTGACATCTCATCCCTTGGATCCGTGTTTGACAACCAAATACTTGGTTTACCCCACAGTATCGGTTTAGGCTCTCTGTAGAGGCATTTAACCGTAACTTCAGGCTGCCCACCTAACCACTCTTTGAAACTAGGAAAAAACTTAATCCCACCCCGTATATCGTCAAAAATAGCATACTTGACGTCCTCCCTCTCTGCCTTCAATAAAACATCTCCGGAAAGTAGTCCGACGCAGTTGACATGCTTGCCCAGAGATCTAGCCCACAGAGTCTTTCCCAGTCTTGACTGTCCATAGAGGACGAGGGACTGCGGTCTACCTAGGCAGATTAGCATATGATTAGGCAACAGCCTCCGGAGTGAGCCAGGGAGGGGTAGGGGCCCCCCCGCTGCGATATGTGTGGAGGTGGCTGTGGACCAGCCCCGCCCACCACCAGCCAGGCCAAAACTTTGGAACGCCCCGCCCATTGAAACATACCTATTGGTGATCCTCCCAATCCAAGGCCAGCCTGTTGTACCCATTCATCTCTTCCATCAAGGTCTCCTCCGAAGAAACTAATTCCGACAGGTGTTGTGTACTCTCGTTCAGGAGGAGCATACTTGAAGTCACAATATGCTTGGAGTTGGCGAAAATTACAAGCCGCACTTTTCGGATCCAGTTCATGTACCAGACGCCAAAACGACTCACGATCGCTT